CTCGGCAACCGACATCTGCCGGATCTGCGTTCGGGCGTAGGCTGCGCTTGTTCCCAGCGCCTTGGTGCCGGTTGACGCCGCCTTGCCTTTGCGGCCCATTTGTTCGGTCGACTTGCCCAGGGCTTCTGTGGCTTTACCGGTGGACGCGAGTTCGGCCTTGGCCTGACTTGCGTCCGCCTTCAGCAACATCGACAGATTGATGGTCATTGCCGCCCTCCGTTCATTTCCGCCCGTGCGGAGCGCTCGATCACCCGCACCTCGCTCCAGAGATCAGGGTCCATCCCGATGCCGGCCAACTCCAGCCCGGCCTTGACACCGGCGTATGACAGCCCCGTAACGCGCATATTTCCGTCCGGCATGGGCATCGCATTCCATTGCGACTGGACAGCCAGAAAGGCTCTTACAGCCGCCTCGTTTTGTGGCCAGACACCGCCATCGTCCTGCGGGTCCAGTTCCGAGGCGTCCAGATCCAGCCCCCAGCGGCGGGCATCATCCAGCGCGCCATCATCCTCGCGATCCGGGCCAAGCGTTCCATTTGCCCAGGCACGCCCGGCCCATTCTAGTTTCCCACGCGGGCTTTCATCACGGCACGCAGATAGCCGTTCACAATGGCGATGCGCACAAAATACAGGTCCAGCAACTTGTCGCGCAGCTTGTCATTGTAGGGCAGCGGTTTGCCGTCATCACCGGCCACATCGTCAATCGAGACGATAACCGCCTTCAGAAAGTCAACCGTCCCTGCCGCCGTGTTCAAATCGAAATGCTCGGCCTCGTCGGCAGGAAGGACGCGATAGCGCACAGACAGTGTCTTTTCCTCGTGCCCGCCATCCACCGGCACCATCACCGGCACGTTGTGGGTGAACTCCGGATTTGCTGAAATCTGGAACATGTAAATACCTCTCGTAATGTGTTGATCAGGTCAGGGTCAGGGTCCACTGGTCGTTTCCGGTGGTGGGCACCGGCACCATGCGCAATGGCCACTCGGTGATATCCTGTGAGTTTTCCAATCCCTGCGGTCGCTGCATCTGGCCGTTGGGGATAGCCAGTGTCGCAATCCGTCCCGCCACCGTTCCATGCACCAGCGACAGCGCCACCGAGGCCTGATCCAGCGCCATCTGGTATGGATCAATCGTGGTCAGGGCCGTGGCCTCGACCGTCATTTCAACCGATTCCGATTTGTCGGTGATCAGGATGCCCTCGGAGCCAACCAGAAAACGCGGTTCAACTGCATTGCCAAGGTTCATCATGCAACTGCGCATAACCAATGTCGTGCCGGCCAGCGTAAACGTGGTGGTGTTGGCGCTGGTCACGACCTGCGGCTTCTGGAACTGGTTCAGGGTCGGGGTGACGCGCGGCTGTTCAGTCGGTTTTTTAAACAGACCGGTGAATTCGAATTTTGCGTAAGGGATGCCTTGCGCATTAAACTCGAACGTGCAGTTGCCGCGACTTCCCAGCAGCACATATTGGGTGCCGCCGATCCAGACATAGATGGCGATGCTTTCGTGATTGTCCGACACCGGATTATAAGTCACAGATGTGCTGGCCGTGATGGTTTCGGCCACAGCACAGGCCCGCAACAGCGGCCCCCACGCAGGCGCTGTGCCTGCCGTGCCACTGCCGACCAGCTCGACATTGAAGTTCAGCTTTGCGTGCAGCTCAACCGGTACGGTGCCCTGTGCGCCCAGATACGGAAGTTCCAGCTCGCGATCGACATCATTGCCCTCCATTGGCGTCAGGCTGACCTGCGTTGCCAGAATGCCGTCACCCCCCGTCGGGGCAGGATCCACGCCATACGCCGTTTCGAGTTTTGCCAGCAGGATTTTGCTACGCCATTTAATCGGCATTTAAGCCTCCTTTTTCACGGGCTTTGCAGCGCCGGTTTTGGCGGCAGGCGCGGGATTGTCCGCCGCCGCATCCTTGTTCGGTTTCAGCGAGCCGTCCTTGGCCCGCACAAAGCTGCCGCCGGTTTGGGGCAGAGGGGGGGTGCTCTTGGTCATGGGGTGATCCTCAACTGGTCCTTGATGGTGAAATCGATCTGGTAAACAATCGTGCCCGCCTTCATGGTGACGAGATTTCCGCGCGCCAGACGGAACACGCCGACTTCGTCATTCGGTCCCCATCCGGCGATTGCCGCCACCACGGCCTCGATCATGGCCTCGGTATCGTCCAGTATCCGGTCGGCGGTGGCATCATAGCTTTTGAAGGTCAGCACCACCGCAATGGCCCGATCAAACATCTGGGTGTAAAATCCGGCACCTGCTTCAGACTGCCCGCCTTGCAGACCAAGGCCCAGAACATAAGCGGACGGCGTCTGCTTTGGCAGCGTGTTGGTGCGCATCAGATTGGCAAAATCAGCCGCACCATAGGTCCGGTTCGCCAACTGCGGCACCTTTGCTTCCAGCCGGTTGATCACATCGGAAATCATCAGATAAACCCTTTCAGGTTTTGCGCCGTCAATGGGCGCTCACGATCCGTGATCCGCACACCTGTGCCGCCGGTGCTGGCGGGTTCGGCACCGGCCACATCCAGACTGATTGTGCCGGAGGAGATATCCTTCAATGTGCGGATAGCGTCCGAATAGTCCCGCTCTATTTTCGGATCAGGGTCGGATGTGTGCAGCTTCCAGATCGCAATATCCTCGGCCAGTTCGGCGATCAGGCGCGGGGTCATGGCCAGTGGCAGTGCATAGCGGCCAGCCAGATACCCGTCGATCAGCGCATCCGTGCCGGCTATGGCCTCGTCAACCACAGCGGTGTCAATCGCCCCGGAGGCAACGGATCCACGATCGGTGAGCGCAATCAACATGCGCTCGCCGAAATGTTTGACCAGATTTGCCTGCGTGGTATAGGGCACCGCTGTGTTCCTAGTTGTTGAGTGTGATCGTCAGGGCGGGGTCTTGCTTGATCGCCGCCAGTTCGTCCTTGTGCAGATCCTCAACACGGATCGCTGTCGGAGCAGATGTAAAATGCATGCCGGCCCGCCAGCGGCCACGTTTCGGCCCGATGATGATGTAGTGAGGCCCTGTTTCCTCCGGCTCTTTTTCCGGGTCGGGGGCAGCGGTGGAAGCCGCCGCCCCCTCGTCCACTGCAGTTTCACCTGCAGCCACCGGGGGAGTGTTCTGGCTTTGGGCGGGCGCGGGGTTCGGTCCACCCGCTGCCGCACCCGACGTCCCGGCATCTGACGGGTCCGAGGGGGATATTCCGGCTTCCGGCAGTCCGCCACCGGTTACGCGCGTTTCACCCTGCGCGTCCTCGGCCTCCAAAATGCGTTTTTCCAATTTTGCATCACCGATATTTGCCGGGAATTTCAGGCCCAGTGCAGTTGCCCGCGCCTCAAGGTTCAAACGGTTTTCTGATTTATCAGACATCTCGGGTCTCCTGTTGATTTGATAAAGCGGCCCGACCCGCGCCGGGCCGCTCTGAAAATCAACGCATAGGGGTTAGGCCAGCCACGGCACGACCAGCAGCTCCGCTGTGCCCTTCCAGACGTTGGTTGCTCCGGCGGCATCACGCTCGGCGTTCAGCAACTGCATGCCCTGTTCTTCCAGCGCGGGCGGCACGACCAGCAGGTTCGGGGTGATGCCCATCGGCGCACCATGATCCCCCTTCATGCCGGTCAGGGCGGCGCGTGCCGTTTTGTAATGGGCTGCATCCAGCGTTTGCTTGGATCCCCATGCCATCTGCCAGAAGCCGTATCCGACCGCAGCGCGGCTTTCCGCGCCGTACACAAACTTGCGGTTCATGAATACATTCTCGTCGGTCGGGCGATCCTTGGAGACGAATGTGGCGGGTTTGCGTTCCTGATAGATGATCGGCTTGACCACTTCGTTTGTCGCCAACAGGAACCACGGTGTTCCTGTGCCACCGTCTGTATTGGCAACGGTCGTCATGGACCCGTCCTCGGCGATCACCGGATGGTCGGTGTCAAAAAAGAACTGGCCGTCATAGCATTCCGAGGTAAACCCGTTTTTCAGGGCATCCCAGACCATCTGCTCGGGGTGACGGGCAGCGGTGCGGCCCATGATCTCGAACCGCTTGGTATACATGCCGAAGGTATCGTCCTCGATGGCATTGCGATCTACCGAGATGGTCTGCTCCCAGTCACGGTTCTTGATGCGGTAATCATGGCTTTTCAGGTTCTGGATCACGCGCGGGCCAAGCCATTCGCGCATGCTCGGCAGTTCGCCCAGCCATGCATAGATGTTTTCACCAGTGCTGCTTGGCACGGTTTCGGACACCTTGTCACGCATCGTCGGCACTGCACTGAATGCGTTCTGGTAAGTGGTTTTGTAACCGACGCGCAGTGCGTCAAGATTTGCGGAATTGATAATCATGATCAGGCCTCCTTATGGCGCTGCAATTTTGGTAACGGCCTCGTCAAATCGGACCCAGACGCCAAGCGCATCCACATCCTCGATCAGGCCTGCAGCCGAACGGGTGCCGCCTCCATTGGTCTTGGCGACAGTCTGGTCATCGACGATCCATGCGACATTGCCGATATCGGCCACGGTGATCTGGTCGGTTGGCGGTGGCGAGTTCTCGAACCGGAAAATGCCGGGATCAAACCGGACCGACACACCTCCGTCAGCACCGCCTGTATTGTCGGCAGGCTCTTGCGCGCGGCCCACGCCATGCGCGCCGGTGGCTGTCTGCCCGGGCAACAGATATCCGGCAGCGTTGCGCATCAGCATTGCGCCTGCGAAAATCTTGGCCGAAGCCGCAACGGGGCCGACACGGTTGTCACCAACGCTCTGGGGCGTATTACGATCAGAAGTCAGGGGTGCCATTACAGAGCCTCCTCGGTTTTCAGGGTTTCAGCATATTTTTCCGGATCAACGCCCAGCTTTTCCGCGACTGCGGACTGCTCGGCGTTCAGGGCGATTTCGCCGTCTTTTGGCTGCGGCAGGACAGCCATGCCGGACGCGCCGTTCAAAACCGGCATTGCGCCGATTTCCTTTTCAACGCGGGAGGCGTCCTCCATGTGCATGGAGATATAGTGGTCACGCAGGGGCTTGACGCCGACGCGGCCCTCGGAAATTGCGGCATCGACAAAGGCCGTCGCCTTCTCGCGGGATGTGGCTTCAGTAACCGCATTCAGCTGCTTCGTCAGGCCGCTGATTTCGGCCTGCAGCGCGGTGATGGCCTCGGGCTGTGCAGAACCTCCCTTTGCGGCCTTGGCAGCCTTGGCAATATCCGCCGCATCGGCCCCGTCAGGCAGTCCGAGCGCGATGCCGATTTCCGAGATCTGCGATTGCAGCGCCTCGGACTTCTTGTCCGCCTCTTTGCCGGCCTTTTCCTTTTTGGCCGACAATTTGGCTTTGGCTGCGACCTTGATCTGATCTTCGGTCGCATCCTCGCCCAGCCCCAGAAGGCTGGCCAGAAACTTCATCCAGTCCATTTGATTATCCTGTTGTTGGTGGAGCGCGGTCAATCCGCGCAGGTTGGGTTTGTTCACAAGGCTCGCGCGCAAAATTCCAAGCACCTGCTTGTTGCCGTCATACTGGATGACCGGCGAAAGACCACGATAGGCGCGCCCGGATACCAGATCATGGCCGGATTTTGTCCATTCCACTTTACCCCAGATGCCATCAGTCCGTTCAGCCATCTCGGTGATCCAGCCATGCGCAGGGGCAGGCTCGCCGCGTGGCGCGGCCAAATCTGTAGCGTGGTTTTCGTCGATCGGCAGCCGATCGTTTTGCGCAAAGCTGGCCTCGATGACCTTTTGGGCGTCATTGCAATGATAGGGACCACGCCCGTCGCCGGTGGCCAGCACGCCTTTCGGCAGCAGGTGCACCCATTCCGGTGCGTCCGATGCAGACTCTGGCAGGTCAAGGGCGCTCATCAGCGCTGTGGTGCATGTATCCGTTGTCATGCGCCGATAATCGCGCGGCACTCCGGGCCAAAACACCCACAACGGCTTGCGGTGCGGCGCGCATCGCGCCCATGGGGCAGATTGAACCAAGCCGCGGCTGGCGTCAATCTTTAGTGTCGGATATGCTTTCCAGCCATTCCTCGACCGTTGCGGTGATATTCTGTCGATCTGTATCCGACAGCCCCAGAAACGGGCGGGCGGGGATATTGCCCCAAGGGATAGGTCCGCCCTTTCCGGTCGTTCCGAAGGCCCCCTGACCGGCCCCGAACTGCATAACACCGGCGTAAATCTTGTTGGTGCCGATCTCGACAAAATCAGGGCCATAGTTGCGAAAGAAACTGCTGCGCAGCGGCGTGCCGTCGGCATTGGGGCCGAACAGCGGCCTGAAATCCACCGACTGGCCGCGCCTGGTGTAGGCGTCGATCGTTGTTTGGGATTTCGGTGCCCACGGGGTTCCATCCGGAGCAACACCCTCGGCGAACCGCTGTTCTGTCTGGTATTCCAGTTGCTCGCCGACAGAGTTCATCACATCGGACATATCCGCCAAATGCCCCGACAGCCGCCGGAACAGGGCGGTGATTTCGTCATCCTTGATCTCGATGGTGATCATGATTATATTTCCTCTTAGGCACCATAGAAACACTGTCTCATACACAGCACGGGTTCAGGCCGTTGAGTGCTAGGGTGCCTTTCTTACAAATATCCGCATTGATACCAGTGATAGCATCCGGCGTTTCTTGAGCAGATCGAACACTGCGACCTGACGCTCGCTTCCGAAAACACCCTCGATCAGAATTTGCGCGCCATCTGCCGTGATGGATGCAGGGTTGTTCAGCATCAACGCCAGCCTGGCATAATCAGCCGCAGTGATCGCGCGCTGCCCTCTTGAAGCTTCTGTCTTTGGGTCACCATGCCTGCTGAACACATGGCGGATTGAATATTCAGAGATCGAGTAATCATAGCCGTCGGCATCAAAACCCAGTTTTTCCACCTTCTTTACATCACTGGATGCCAGACGGCCCAATGTTCGATATGGCTGGATTGATGGGCCATTATTCACAGGTGCCCGCTGTTTTGCCAGCACCCGATCTACATAGCGGCGGATTTCATCGGCCAGTGCCGGAGATGAGCGGTAGGCCGTAACAAAGTCATCCAGAACACTGGTGGGCAGGGCTTCCATGTAGGCTTTGGCCAGTTCAAACGGCCAGTTGACCGTCTTTCGGGTCATTGTGTTGATTACCGGCGCAACACTCTTCCCCGGGGCGTAATCCCACCCCTTGCCGACACCGACCAAAGTGCCGCTCTTTGGATCAATGCTGTTCCAGTTGTCCGGCAGCGGCTTGTCAGGATCGCCTCCGACGCGGCGTGCACCGGCCAATGTATGTGCCCCGCGCACCTTACAGCCGCATCCCCAGCCGTTGGGCGGGTAATGGGTCTGCCAGAACGCATGGTCGAACGGCAGCACCAGACCGTCCCATGACAGATGGTTCAGGCGGGGATGTGCCGCTCCGCTGTGTTGGTAGATCAGGTATTTGAACTTGCCATCGACCA